AAGTACAAACAGTAAAATACTGGCAATCAATCAAAAAATATGACGGAAAGAGAAAAAAATGAGATATGCAAAGGGTATGCAGATCTTATCATAAAGAAACAAAAACTAATTCGTGAAATATGGGAAGTAGAATTTACGATCAAGAAGTTGGAAAACATACTGATACGAAACAAAGTACTGAAGCCCGAAGAAACAGAGGAACCGTCGGAGACAGATCTAACAACCTCGTAAATCTAATCGGTGCCAAAAGAGTATCTCAACGAAACTTCAAATACGAAGGAACATACTACATAACAGAAGATGGGGAAATATGCAGTCAAGAATACGTAAAAACTCAAAAACCACAAAGAACCGGAGTTAGTTTCTATGAAGTAGCTGACTGGACGTACAACGAAAGAAAACAACTGTTCGAACCTACTATCAGAAGAATAGTAATAGTCAAAAAAAACAACACTCAACTACCACTAAACCTATGAATGAAAAAGTAAAAAAAATCGTAAAGTGGATCGCGGTAATAGCAGCCGCAATCGGCGCCGCTGCCGCTGTGATCATGGAACAAGGATGCACTCACAAGCATCATCTCAAAGCAAGCGGTATCAAAATCGACACAATCGAAGTATCAACATCAACAAAAATCAAGTAACATGGACAAAAAATTCAGAAATCAGCTACTCGCTGAAAGCCAGAAAAAAGAGGGGGAAATCAAAAACGTAAACCTCGAAATCGAAGATAGAAAAGTATCAGAAAACGGCCCATTCGTACTGATCCGCAACAAAAAAAACAAATGGGTAATCACAACGTGCGGAGCACTCGTAAACGGAAAAGAATTCGACACTAAAGAGGATGCCGAAGAACATCTATCTAAAAAAACGTGGGATGACATCTTAACCGCAGCTCTCATATTCATCTCACACGTAAGTAATCAAATGATAAACACTAAAGAAGAATAAACCATGAAAAAAACATTAGGAGGAGACAGACTCCGGAGCGAAAGCAAAATGGAAGTATATCTGCCTAATTTCGGCAGATCATCGCACAACATAGGGAAAATAATCCGAACTACACAAGCATGCGGCACAATCGTTCCCTACTGGTGTCAGATAGGTTTGGATGGAACGACGTTCTACATCGACATCACAACAAAAGTAAAAACACTGCCAACAACCGGACCTGTATTCGGAAGCTTCAAACATCAAATCGATCTATTTGTAATTCCGATCAGACTTTATATAGCGGCACTGCATAATAACGCTTTAGGAGTAGGATTGAACATGAGCAAAGTGCTGCTACCGCAATTTGAAGTACATACAGCTAACACATCGATCTACGAAAACGACACCAATAGAGGACAAGTTAACCCGAGCTCGCTACTCTCATACCTGGGAATAAAGGGATTTGGACACTCTGAAGTCAATCAATATCTGCGAAGATTTCCCGCAATATTCAATCTGGCATACTGGGATATATTCAAAAACTATTACGCCAATAAACAAGAAGAAAAGGCATATGTAATCACCGGGGTGGACCATATTTGGAAATCGATCCAGATAGGAGACGGGGTCAAATGGAACACAACATGGAACAGTAACTCAGCTAATATGTACGAAGTCTCTCCAACAAGTCAAAAACCGATATTTATCAAACTGGAATTCGAAGAAAAAATCTCACCCGAAGAGGTTAATGAAATACAATTCTTAACAAATGATCCATACACACCAACAATAGAGAGCAACAGCATAACAAAACTCGGAGATAATTTTGTATTCGAACGAACAGATCCGGATACACCGGGACTCAGAGAACCGAAAAACCCGAGAAAGGCGACCAACATTTACATGTATCAGATCAAAAAGGCCGTCAAACTCGCATACAAAATGAGTACTACGACCGGAAAAAACTTAATAACAATGCCGGATAACCAAAAAATCAAACTAACAAAATTCACATTAAAGAATATCGACGATGAACGAACTTCAATCTTAGCGGCACCCAGCTCCTCGGCATATATAATAAAAAATACAAATTTGCCATACATGGCAGCAACAGCGCCTTTAGGGCTGCCAAATCATGATCGCTCAAAAACATATATCAGCTCAAATGCATGGTTCTCACAAGCGGGATTAGCGGTAAAAACATACCTAAGCGACAGGTTCAACAACTGGCTGAATACCGAATGGATCGACGGAACAACGGGAGGAATCAACGCAATTACAGCGGTAGACGTAAGCGACGGAAAACTCACTATGGATGCTCTAATTCTCCAGAAAAAAATATTCAACATGCTAAACCGTGTAGCCATTACAGACGGTACATACCAAGCATGGAGAGAAGCAACATACGGAATCAGAAGCGCAACACTACCCGAATCTCCTATATTCTGCGGCGGAATGCAAAGCGAAATCGCATTCGACGAAATCGTATCAAACGCAGCAACAGACGAAGAACCATTAGGAACACTTGCCGGGCGAGGAGTTGCGACTATGTATAAATCCGGAAGGGGCTTAAAAATCAAATGCACAGAACCGAGTATGATCATGGCTTTAGGGTCGATTACGCCTCGAATAGATTACAGTCAAGGTAACAAATGGTGGACAAGATTGCAAAGCATGGATGACTTCCACAAGCCGACATTAGACGCAATCGGATTCCAAGAACTAATCGCAGAAGAAGCAGCCGCATGGAGCACAGAAGTCACTGAAAACTACAAAGAAGTATTCCAGTCATTAGGAAAACAGCCGTCATGGATCGAATACACAACAGACGTAAACGAAACGTACGGCGAATTTGCCGCGGGAATGCCTTTAGCGTTCATGTGCTTGAACAGGGTATACGAAGAAAGTACAAATGGAACAATTTCTAACCCGTCGACGTACATCGATCCGACAATATATAACAATATATTCGCGGAATCGAGACTAAGCTCGCAAAACTTCTGGGTCCAAGTGGCGTTCGATGTAACAGCACGCCGAGTAATGTCAGCAAAACAAATTCCAAATTTATAATACCATGAAAACAGCAAAAAGTAGAAAGGGATGTATCGATGATCCGAATCTCACGTATCAAGCAGAACCAAGAGATGTAAAACTGAGAAAAATAATCAACGGAGAATCCAATGATATGGAAGACGGAGTATTTCCAACAATCTACACAGAAAAGAAAGATGGAGTACAACCCGAATTCGACATAAGGACAGATCGATTCGAAGTAGCAATAGACGCAATAGACAAAATCAACCAAAGCGTGGCAAACCAAATCGCAAAAAACAAGGGTGAAACTGAAGCCGTAAAAGATTTCGGAACAGAAGTAAAAACCGATTCCGAAAAAAGCTAAAGCAGCCGTATAAAGTTCTACCAAAACTCAAAAAAAGGGGGGTGACCCCACCCCCCTCTTTTAGGCCTCATAAATGTATGTAGCACAGAGCGGTAGACGTTTATACATATATAACAAGAACTATAGGTATAAATTCTTTTTAAAAAAGAACGAAAATGAACTTCAAAGAATTACTGGAACTACTCGGAAAAGGAGAGAGTATTGCAAACCCTCTCTCAGGAATCATAGGCAGCGCATCAGGAATCCTCAACATACTGGGCATAGGCAGGAGGAAACAGATAAGGCAGCAGAAAGAAATGGTGGAGAACGCAGCCAAAATAAACTATAAATACGGAGAAATGGCGGCGGAGAACGCATTCGAAAGACAACAAGTATTATACAACAGAACCTACCAAGACCAAAGCTACGCCAACCAAGTTGCACAAATGGATGCCGCGGGATTATCTCCTGGCTTAATGTACGGCAAAGGAGGTGCCGGAGGCGGAGGAGCCGGATCAACAACAGGTGCTCCAATGGGTGCAACAGGTGCTGCCGGTGCAGGAGCAGCAGCTGATCCGAATATCCAGCTGCAGGCATTAATGTCATTGCGACAGGTGCGGATGAACGAACGAAAGAACGAAGCAGAAATCAACCTACTCAATACCCAGGCAGACGCACTTAAAGCAGAGGCAAATAAAAACAAAGAGGAAACCACGTCAATAATCGAAAAGAGAATATGGCAGGTAAAACAAGAAATGTTCGAAGGCTGGAAAGGCTTTATCGACACAGCAAATCAACTATGGGACCAGATGGTGAAATGGCAGCCTACAAAGAAAACGACGATCGACGGCAAGGAAGTTGAAATACCGAAGTACTTCGAAATAGAAGATGACAAATTCGGCAAAATCGTATTCGGAGAAGAATCATTCCAAGGCGATATGATGAAAGCTGAAAAACAAATCCTCGAAGGAACAGCGGCAATTAAAACTCTGGAAAGCATATATGCAGACGAAAAACTATCCGCAGAAATCAAAAAAATAAATGCAGACGCATGCAGCGGAATGGCTCAAGCAGCTTACTACTACGCAGCAGGCGAGACCCAGAAAGCAGAAGCAAAGATGCTCGAAGTAAAAAAGAGAACCGAAGAGGCAACCGCAGAACTGCGAGAACTTCAATACTGGACCGAGATAGCAAACACGATCATCAAACTAGCACAAGTAGTAGGAAATCTAACGATCGGAGGAAAAACAGGAAAACTGATCAGAGAATACACGGAAAAAAGGATGAGCGAAACACCCCCCAGGAACTCAACAACAGTAACACAGCATTACGATCCGGAAATGCAATTAAAAGGATTAGACAAGACCGTAACGACGAAATGGTAGAAAAAACGATTTTAACAAGGGAAAATTCAATTAAAAACAGTGTGCCTATATCCGAGTATCATAGAGAATCCAAAGTACGCCAAATCGAACAAAAACGCCAAAAAAATAAGAGACCGTCGTCTAAGATGGATCCAAATTCCATGCGGACACTGCGAAGAATGCAGACGCGCAAAGGCAAATGAATGGAGAGTAAGATTAATGGAAGAAATAAAATCCAATTCAAAAAATATTATATTTGCCACGCTGACGTTCTCCGAAGAGAGCCTAAAAAAATTAGAATATGACGAAAAAGAACCGAACAAAGCACCTCAAAAAGCAGTCAGCCTATTCAGAAAACGATGGTGGAAAAAGTATAAAAAACCACTCAAACACTGGCTAATCACAGAAATGGGACATGACAATACAAAAAGAATACATCTGCACGGCCTCATATGGACAGAACTAACAGAGGAGCAATTCGAAAAGGAATGGGGATACGGTTGGATATTCTTCGGTCATGACGTAAATGAAAGAACAATAAACTACATCATAAAATACGTAACAAAAAGAGACGAGGGCAACCCCGAATTCAACGGGAAAATATTCACTTCAAAAAAAATCGGAGCAAGCTACATAAACAAAAACACACTCAGAAGACACAGATATCAGGATAAATTTACAGAGGAAACATACAGAACAAACTCAGGAATAAAAATCGCACTACCAACATACTACAAACAAAAAATATGGACAGATCAAGAACGCGAAGCCCTCCGGATCATAAAAGAGGAAAAACAAGTAAAGTACTACAACAAAACTCCTATCAAAGTAGAAACAATAAAACAATACGAAGAGTATGTACGCGCAGTAAAATACTGGCAATCAATCAAAAAATATGACGGAAAGAGAAAAAAATGAGATATGCAAAAGGTATGCAGATCTTATCACAAAGAAACAAAAGCAAATTCGTGAAATATGGGAAATGGAATTTGCGATCAAGAAGTTGGAAAACATACTGATACAAAACAAAGTACTGAAGCCCGAAGAAATAGAAACAATAAAACAATACGAAGAGTATGTACAAACAGTAAAATACTGGCAATCAATCAAAAAATATGACGGAAAGAGAAAAAAATGAGATATGCAAAGGGTATGCAGATCTTAT